AAGGGTAAGCTGAAACGGCTCTGACCCAACCGGCTGAGAAGCAGGAGCGAGTATCGCGCTAGAAGACATTACGTCGTAGTTTGATGTTTGAGAAAACCAGGATGAGTCTCTTTCGCTAGAGTTACCACCGTATAGAATTCTTTGCTGAAAAAAGTTAACAGTTCTAGGCCATCCCCTATAGTCAGACCAAGAAGACTCCCACCATGTGCTTCTAGCGCCAGTGGTTCCAAACGCGACCATAACCTCTACTGTCACCTGTGTTGTGCTTGTAAAGGCTGTTATTCTAGCGCATCCATAAGTTCCTGCTCCATCATGTGACTTTATGACGGCCCCGACATGTAGTGCGTTAAAGAATGCGGCGCTAGCCGTGATTACTCTTCCCGTACCCACTGTTGCCGTATTAATAGAAAGAGCGATAGCCGTACTGTTTATTGCTCGATACGGCCACGCATCTCGAAAAGAGCTACCTGTAAAAGCGGAATCAAAAGCTGAGATCGTAAACGTGTTAGCAGCCGATCTAGTAACTCTTTGCGGCTTTCTATTTGGATGTACCAAATATAAAACATCAACAGACTGGGAATACTGTACGTCAAAAATCTCGTCGTAATTACCGTTTGCATTTGTAACTGTTGCTGGAAGATATGGATGCGTACCCGTTACTGTACCGCTCGTTGACAATGCGTTGTTTACCGTTGCCCGAATGAAATCAACATATCCGGTAGACCCTACTGTTTTTCCAAACACGAGACAGTATGCCTCATCTTTTGAAGCTACGAATGGGATTAGTCTTGGTGCGTATTCAGTGGTTGCGCTGTATCCATCCTCGTAAAAAGAGCCGGGCCTTCTGTACAGACCGCCAACCAACAAGGGAATCATGTTTTTAACTGTTTTACACGCGTGGCTGTATACGCTTAAATCAGTTCTCATCATTGCTGTTGGGCTGATCTCGCCCGCAATGAAACTGTTTTTTATGAGTCTAAACTTGCTCATTTATTTCCTTATATCGACCCAGCCAGAGGAGTTTATAGACTGGATAGAGCCCTCCATCCCATCTATGGTTCTAGCCTGAGAAAGAGCATCCTTATAACCCTTAGATAACTGCTCTGATAGAGTTGAAGACTGTGTAAGTGAATAAGAAATCTCTTTAGCAAGTCTCCATGAAAGAGCTTCTGCGAAGCACGAATCCCATAGAGTTGGGTCTTCTATTCTTGCTATGTAAAGAGAGTTAAGTGTCGTTTCGTCAGACAGTATCTGATCGCCTTCGATGACATGAACGATGTCGTCTGGATCTACAGAGTAAAATCTAAGAAGATCATTTGGCTTGTCATACTGGTAGTCATATCCAAACTCTGGAACCGTATCATTAGGTGCTAGCTGAACACGCTTGATCGCAAAGTTCCATGGATGTGCCCTTAAAACTTCGTCCCTAACCGTGTTAAAAATAGCGTTGAGCGTCTGAGCCGAATGTGTGTCCTGCGTGATTGAAGATATTCTTGCGGCACCAACTTTTATAAGAGCGGAGTTACAAACTGATACGACTGATACACTCATTGAAAAGTTGGGCCCCAGTTTATTCCGGGGCCCATCTCCTTAGTCAATTACGTAATAGACTTCTACTTTTACAGTTCCAGACGTGGCGGTTGTATCGACTGCAACAGCCGCCTGAACAGTAACCTGAGACGAGAAAGTCTTCAGTCCTGCAGCCGTGGAGTTAGAAGTGAAAACGTCATAGACGCCAGCACTCGTAACGTTAACACCTGAAATAAATGCAGTCGAGCTTCCCGTCTCAACCGCATCCGCGCTGCTTCCAAAGCCAACATTAAGCGTCCCTGCGGAAAGTGCAGGGAAGATCAACTTAACATTGATAACCGTTGCCCCTGCTGGAATCCTGCATAGCCGGATGATATCACCCGACGAAAGATCTGCAGAAAGAGCATACGAATCCTTACAGACACGCACCCTACCGCCATCAAATCCCTGGGTAACAAGCTGGGCAGGAACGGCTACCGTTTTAGCATACTGAAGACCATTCACGGTTGCAGCATTGGCCAGTCCAGCAGCGAAGATAATCAAACAGAACAAAGCACTGATATGTTTTAGTTTCATTTTATTTTCCTTTCTTAAGTGAACTTGTAGATAAGCTGAAGAATCGCTTCATCTTCGATTCTAAGTCCACCCATATCTTGTGCGGTGTAAATCTGGTCAGAGTGTGATTTGTCGTTTCTCTCAGAGATACGGAAAACACGTCCACCCGTATTTTCTCCGCAAATTAAACTAGATCCAGCAACGCAGAGTGCAACTTTTTCAGTCCCAACGAGTGCGGTTCCAGCTGCGTCGTACACTCCGGTTCCAGTATTGAACTTGTACGTTGAGCCATCAAAGTCAGATGCCTCGTAACCATAGATTTCCTCGCACAGATGGAACTCAAACCCACACCAGGAGTTGAGTTCTCCCATGGCGAGTGCTTTTACTGTGTTGTAGTCGGAGCTGCTCACCTCGGTTGCAGCCAACATGCCCTCAAGAAAGTCTGCAGCATGAAAAATATGCCTTTGACCCTTCACTTTTGCGGCATCCAGAGTACGTTTTGCCTTCCTGATGAACTGGGCATTGGGTACTGCGATTGCACTCGCAGAAACAGCCGTTACCTTCTGAATGTTTGGGAGAATAACTGCATCCGTTCCCGATTCTCCGCCGTAAGCAGTTCCGAAAGCAGCCTCGATTTGAACCTGATCACGCTTGCGACCTAGCCCCATCGCTGCAGCCTTCGCGTATTCGTTCACTGGGCTATGAAGATTCTGAAGCTGATCTTTTTTATCGACCAGAGTTCCCCAGTGACGAGTAATCGTAGTGAGCGCCCTACGTGTGTGAGCAATGTTCAGGTTTGGGGTGTCTACGTTTCGTCCAACCTTATCTTCAGCCGTTGCTTGCCCAAGACGGTCGAAATACTCAGTTTTACCAACAAACGTTTCTTTTCGACAATACCGCTCAATAACAGATCCTTCTTGCTGAGAAAGATGCAGAACATTAGCCGCAAACTGCTGTGACCGCCATACTTCAATCTGTGAATCCATTTGGAATTCCTTTTCGAGAAACAATTAAGTTCATCGAAGAGATAGTCCGCGAGGATCTCTTCTAGCTATTGTGCGCTGGCACTGCGGTTTTACCGCGTCCACCTGGACAGGATCGACGAATCGGTTGTCCCTTTTACATACTTATGTAATAAATTCCCGGTGTCAAGTTGACTTGGATTGTCCAGACAGTTGTTTGAATATTTCCGAAGCCCTGTTTACTGCTGATTTATGGCTTGGGTGGTTTGGATTCCAATACGGGTTGTCATTACCCGGCGACATCAGCTTATCCACCTCTTGCTGGAGCTCGGCGGGGGTCTTGCCAAACTTTCCGGCGTCCTCGCCTCTAATCTTATCTTCCCCCATGATTCCGCCAACTTTTGCTAGAAACTTAGCCAGTACTGGATCGTTTGATAGCCCGCGTTCTTTGATCCACGTCTTTAACTCATCTCCCCCGAGATCATTAATGGGAAGGTTAGCGAGGGCTGATTGTTTCTCGAATCCATCTCCCCACTCCTTTTGTAATGCAGCAAGACCCTCCTCCCTGGTTTTTGAATCAGAGTCATTCTTCGCCTTCATAGATCCCTTTTGCTGGGCCTCGTACCAATCTAAAATTCCCTGGGCTTGTTTTGGAAGCAAGCCCGTTTTATGAGCGGCTTCCTTAAACAATTTAACCACTTCTGGATTGATAACCCCCTCTACAGGGGTCTTGATCTCGTATTTATCCAGTGCCGGTCTACCGAGTGAGTCATAAAATGCACCCATTTCTTCGTCAGATGCCTTCTCTCCTGGAACAAAAACGCCCTTTTTTCCGACCATGGCCTGAGTGTGCACGAATGACTTTGCAAGACTGGCGACATCAGAAAAATTCTGCAGTGATGGAGTAGACTTTAGCTCGTCTGGAAGAGCGTCCCGCCATGAAGTTGTGGTTGGGGTTGTGGTTGGGGTTGTGGTTGGGGTTGTAGTTGGGGTTGTGGTTGGGGTTGTGGTTGGGTTGGCAACGTCTGCTAGAACCATTAAATCATTTCTCCTGTAAGAATTCTAAGAAATTTATCAGCATCCACATAACGCTGTTCCAAAAGATAAAGGACAACTGATCTTTGACCCTCTTCTTTCGCCCCACCGCTATGACTATTCAAAACATGAAACCGATTGATCAGATCACGAATTACCATATCTCCATTCTCTCCTGAAAAAACTTGTTTGTAGGCAATCGCCCGCTCTTTCTGGCTGATTTCAGTCTTTGAGTTAAAAAATGACATAGTTACTCACTGACCGCCTGTTGAAGCTGGGCCACTCCTGGCATTGTTTTACCCGCCACATCTGCCATGTGTGATTCGTTTTGTTGCTTGACCGCCTCTTCCTGTACTTTAGCCTTTGCGTCTCGAATTGTTTTCATCTCATTTGTATCATTCATTACTTTTTGTTCAACTCCATGTTTTTCAAATATGTCTCTCACCGCTCTGTCTCCATTAATGTTGTCGAGCGTAGACGGTATTGCATTAATAATAGGAGATGCTGCAGCAATTGCTCTTGTTAAATTTCCAGCGTCGTTCATGCGCTGTGCTCTAGCAATAAGAGACGAGTACTTAACATCAAATCTTTTGCCTGAAATCTTCTCCGGCGCTTCTGGGATTAGACCTTTCCTGACCATGATACCAAACACACGTTCGATGAGTGGCCGTAGGAACTCGAAATGCTGTCTGCCCAGCACAGGGCCCATAAGCCTCAGCTTTTCCTCGGTTCTTTGGTTCACCTCTGTAGCCGTCATTTGAGGTCCATTGTTTAATTGAAGCTGATCTACATAGAACCCAGCCCTTATTTTTGCTTGAACTGATTCGATGAGACGGTCAGTAAATTCCATTCTAATCCCACCCGGAATCAGTGGACGGATGGGGTCTTCCAAACCAGCCCTTACTACGGTTAAACCACCTGGAGTCAGTCTAACTTTTCCAATAACCCCGTCATCAACGACGGCCATCGAGGGGTCTAGGTTTTTATTCGCGGCTTTTATCATGTCCTCCATCATTTTATTTACCATTTTAACGTCTGGTAATACGTCTCCTCCAGGCCCTCGACCGTATGTTTCTCCGGTGGTCTTAGTCCACCGTGGGACAACAAATGGAAACTCTTTAAATCCTTTCCTGTTCAGGATGTGCTTTTCTTCTTTTAGAAGATAAATCGACTTAAATCCGAAGTATTTTCCAGAATCAGACTCTGGTTCTACTGCGTGCAATATGCAGAATTCGTCATCATTCCCAGATTTATAAAGCCTTCTCATATTTTCAGAGATCGAATCCTCACCGAACTCTTGTATGATCTGTCTGATATCCCATTTGAATTCACGATGAACGATGTCGATCAGACCCAAGTTGTTTTCCTTGCAGTAGATCTCTTTCATTGATCTCGCATTGAAATGAACTACACGGTCTTCGTGTTCACCGATAAACATACACGCGGTTCCAATGCTGCACTCGTCGAGATAGAGTTCATGCACTTCTGTCTGAAAGTTTGACCCATTTATGACAGCGTACATTTTGTTTGCAACGATTTGTAACCATCTCTGAACCTCATCGTCATCGTCTAGGTATGGATCTCCAAAAACTAGGTCAAAAAACCTCGTCGTCTGGTTTGTAAGCATGGAGTGGAGTGCTCCAGTTAAAAGCTGAAGAGAGGTAATCGCTGTTGAGTCAAAAAGCTCGTTTCCTCGTTTGTCTCCTGGGGTCAGTTGAATTAAGATATCTCCCTTCCTAGGGACGCAATTCTCCATGATCTCTTGCCAAGTTGCCTCTGTGACCTGTCTTGTAACCTGCATCTTTCCATGTCTATGCAGAATCCGTTCGCATTCCTTTTTGTCCGATTCTTTATTCTCCATAGTCAACCACCCAAGACTGATTTCGTCGTTTTTTCAGGAGCAAGGATTGTCGCTTTTCGTCCTGGAGCATTTTTTTCTTCTTTAAGATAGGTGCTGTAATTTGCAGAGCTAACATTCTGCTTGTTGGCCCAAGATAAAAAGTCTGCTCTTAAATTAGAAATATCCTTGCCCTCTTGTGAGTACAGCGCCGTAGAGGGTCCGAGTGATGACCTTCGTCTATACGATTCGCGAAGATTTTTAGCGGCTTCAGGATTGTGCTCTGAGTATACTTTTAACGATGCCTCGTCCAGACCTGATCCGATCATCTCAGACCTTGGGATTGGATCTCCCTTTGTTTTTGGAGCGATCCCAAATACTGATTCTACTGCTGACATTGTATCTCCTTACTCATACGGATTAAACTGAGTTTCTGCATGGTCATGTGGGATCTGTGAATTCTCACCCCAAGAGGACCTATATTGACCATGTGTTTCTTTTACTCCCATTGCAAATGTTCTAAACGCATCTGCCCCGTTAGAAGCCCAATTATGCATTGGCTTAGCACTGAATACATTGGATTTAATATCCCACCTTCGTTGATAATTGAGCAAAGCCTCGATACCCTTAGAGCATCTGGCCTTATCAAAATACGAGGTGGCGAGCGCCATCCTAGTCTGGGATATGCCATCCATGAGATCAGACCTGGGTATAATCGTAGGTCTTCTGCCAAACGTCTTACGAAAGCTTTCCGACCTAGACTTACCCGATGTTAACTCTCTTGCTTCGGCGTCATGAGGTAAAACAACATCTCCGAGTGAGCACTGATGTGACCTCAGAGCCTCAAACACGATATTTCCCCACTCTGGAATAGAAAGATCTGGGCCCTCTTTGTACTCGACGAATAGATTTTTAGAGCCGTTCCTCTGGTGGAACCAGATTGCCATTACGTCGTTGATTCCTAAATCGAAAAACAGATTTACCGGAAGTGCTGGGTCATAGGGGATCTCAGTGATTCTTTTGTCAGATTCGGCTCGACCCAACTCCTTTGAGTAATAAGCACCGACGAGCGCAGCCTGAAAACTACACTCATACTCTTGTTCATATTCTTCCTCTGACATTGTGCGTCTTGCGGAATCAAGTTCAGACTTCGGAATGATCTGAGTCTCAGATGCCTTGAGGATACAACCGAACCACTCAGGATCACCGGATTCGGTGGCGTACTTGTAAAGCTCGTAGAAGTGGTTTCGGCCCTTCGGAGTGCCTGAGATGATTGCCCATCCCATTCGATCTGAAAGAGCGGGACGAATTGCCTCACGCCAACAAGCGGGGTGCATCATCCCATACTCGTCTAGGTCCACTCCATCTAGGTAGGTGCCCTTGATCGACATGTAATTATCGCCCCCCAATAATCGGTGCTGAATGTCATCTTTGAAATCAGGACGAGGTATGTCAATTCTGAGATCAGCCTCGTTAGGATCATTCCCCGGAATCGTCGAGGTGTAGTGTTTGTAATAATCCCATGAAACCCGCTTTGCTTGATCACGCTCTGGGGCAAGATAGGCGTACCTTGGACGAGGTAGCTCAGGACGAGAAAAACCCAGTCTCATACTCTGGTCTATATTCTCGTTGATCTCAAATACAGTTTTACCAAACCTCCTATGCATTACTAACACATTGAATCTCTTAAGTTTTGCGTGGAGCATAGCCTGGAGTGGCCTAGGAGTGTACCCTGTTGATAGTCTGATAATGCTCATTCCTTAACAGCTTTCTTCTGTTTAGGTTTTGTACTCGGGGCCACAGACTTTCCGGCGATCTCAATGAACCCCTCATCTCCTTGACGCCTGATCCCAGTCTCTAAAATAAACGTGTGCGCAACCTCAGCAGTCACCTTCGTCTGATCTCCATAAGTATCCCTATCCATAAATCGGAGGGCATCCTTTAACATGTCGCGTAACAACCGCTCCGCCGCAACCGCGTCTTCTCTTACCGTACCCTTCTTGATCTTATCCATTAAATCAATGTAGTCGTCCCAATATCGAAACGCTGTACTTCTTGCCGCTTGACGCAACTGGGCTGAAAATTCTGGATTTCTCTCACGATGGACCAAGATCGTTGTAGAAGAGGGCATCCCCAGATTTTCGGCAATCTTACGAAGAGGTGTCCCGTCTCGGTACATTGCGCAAATTAACTCCTCAACTGATGAATTCCAAGGGTAAGGTGCCAAACCACCACTGTGCTCCTTCGCAAGAGGCTTGAGCTCCTTTACCACCTTGTCCTCTAATCTGACCTTCTTCTTGAACGCTCGATGCTGCTTCTTCTGCGTCCACTCAACCGCTCCCGTCTCAGGAACGATCCCACGCAAAAGACCGTCAGCGCCCTCCTTAATCACAATCTTCTTTTTATCACTCATCAATGGTCTGTCCTGCGGTGTATCCAAACTGACTCCTCTCCCTCTTCTCCTGAATACAGTAACTCCGGCATACACCAGCAATGCTCATCGTTCATATGCTCAAACTCAACTGATAAAAGCCAAGCACTCGGGAAATAAAGAACACATTCCCCAGCAATTCTCCATTGATCACTTCGTATATCATACCATGCAAGACCACGTGAGTCATTAAATGGTGCGGTGTGTCCCATCTCCGTCCCCCTTGAATTAAAAAATGACTTCTGTACTCTCTCCTCATGAACAACTCAATTGTAGACCAGGTTCTCGATAAAGACCTACACTCTAAACCCGATGAGCTTCTCAATCCTGTGATCACTCTCGCTATTCAACAGATAAGAGAACTCAAAGCAATCAGACTCCTCCTTGAAGCTAAAAATGATCTAGAGAAAATTGTTGAAAAAAATAGCGAAAAGGCCGGGGGGAAATCTGGACAACGCACGGGGAGGAACCCACAGTAAACAGCCCGCGATTAATCTTTGG